CCTCGCGGGATAATCCAGAAACTTTGGTACAAGTCCAGACCGCCATGGAGAAGACGTACAAGCGAAAGCAGACGGCCAAGGAGAATCTTTCTAATCGGCGTGTCGACCGCAAGGATCATCGGTACTCCCAAGACATTACAATTGTTGATCTTGTCAGTAGTTATGACCTCACCAACCAGTTAGCAGAAGAGGAGAGAGTCAGAGAATTACTTGAGCAGGAAGAGGTTGCCCGCGACCGCCTCAAGGAAGTACTTGAGGAGGATGTATAACAGCTTTGAATGATCTATTATCCGATCCCGAGTTCTTAGAGCATTCACATGCTCGGGTGGAATTTTACAGACAATATCCAGAGATAGCCGCAGAAGACCTTTTACGCGTGGAATTAAGCGATGTGCAGAAGGTAGTCTTGCGGTCTATGTGGTTTCAGGATTACGTGATCTGCATTATGACTCGTGGTGGAGGTAAGACGTTTCTTCACGGCGTTTTCGCATGCCTGAAAGCCATGTTGTACCCCGGACACCGTATAGGTCTTCTCGCCCCCACCTTTCGGCAGGCGAAGATGATGTTCGATGAGGTAACCAGGTTGTGGCAGAGATCTCCCATCCTGCAAGCCGCCACTGAGCGCAAGCCCACCCAGCAGGCAGATAACTGCTACCTGCGCTTCAAGACTACCGGTGCTAAGAACCCCTCCTTAATCCAAGCACTTCCGCTTGGCGATGGAACTAAGATTCGTGGTGCTCGTTTTTATTCGATCCTCTGCGATGAGTTTCCTCATATCCCCGAAGTGATTTTTAACATGGTCATTCGTCCTATGGCAGCCACCGTAGCTGATCCGATGGAGAATGTACGCAAGGTTCGACGCCGCAAACGTCTGTTGGCACAAGGTTTGATGACGGAAGCCGAGGCGGAAGAAGACGAGCATCGCGCTAACCAGATCATCATTACATCGTCCGGGTACTTCACATTTAACCACCTGTACAAGTTATACATGTCGTTTAAGCAGGAGATGCTGGACGGTAATGATAGGTACGCAGTTTGGCGAGTTCCTTATATGCACCTCGAAGAAGGTTTCTTGGATAAGAACAATGTGGAATCCGCCCGTAAGCAGATGTCCAATCTTGAGTTTAGGATGGAGTATTTAGCTGCGTTCATTCCAGATACTGATGCTTTTTACAAAGCTTCCCTTTTGGAGTCGTGTAGTCAGACCGGGTTCTCAACTCAGGTTGCGGGATCCCCAGAAAAATCTTATTGTTTAGGTATAGACCCGGCTCGTAAAGAGGATTCCTTTGCCATTTGTGTAGCAGAGATGGGAAAGCCTGCTAAAATAGTACATGCTGTAGAGATCCAGAAGATGCCGTTTCCCGCAATGTCCGCCCTCATTGAGGATCTTTGTTCCTCATTTAACATCGCCCATATCTACATGGACGCCCAGGGTGGAGGACTTGCGATCAAGGATATTTTAGCTGAGAATAACCGTAGTTTTAAGGAAGGTCCCATTCTGGACAAGGATGACGAGATCTTCTATCTCCGTGAGGGGAGAAAAATTCTCACTATGTGTAATTTCTCCACCGACTTTATTTCAGACTCTAACTTTGCTGCACTGCGACTTCTTGAACACAAGGAGCTCTTGTTCCCCAGCCTTCCCAAGGCTAACGAGCCTGACCCTGCCCAGGAAGAATCGTGGGCGACGGTTGTTGATATGAAGAACCAGATGCAGATGATTGAGTTAACTGAGACCGCCACCGGAAAGCATCACTTTGATGTACCAAAGGGCGGTGGTCACGGGGTGCAGAAGAAGGATTTATATACAGCCTTCATGCTTGCAGCCCGGTGTGTGTATGACTACTACTGGACGGAGAACCTTCTCGAGGATGTAATCCACCACGGGGGTGCGGTTAAGGAGCATAAACGTGGGGGTTCAGATATACCGGGACTGGAGTCCTACTATGATGATGACATCCCGGATTTTATGCGTGATAAGATTGAAATGGTTAAGGACCCTGAGGGGTATCGACGTAGGATGCTAATGCACGGCGTACACAAGCGTACATTGGTTTCTGCCCCAGCAGCGGCTGTTCTTAGACCAGTTCCCAAGAGGAAGAAATAGGAGAACTTTAGATGGCGGATGGTGTCAAAGACCAGATTAACGCGAACCTTGAAAATGCTGAAGTACTCTCCCACGAGGAGGTCTCCGGCGGAGTTCATTCTATTGAGATCGCCGTCGGACCGGAAGGCCTCCCCGCAACCGAACTTGCTTTTCTAACTGGTGAGGGCGGCCCCGGGCCCTTGCGGTACCATGAGGGTGGACGTGAGATCCGCCGCGATTTTCTTCGACGTGTAGATCTTGATCTACTTACAGGTAAGCCAGCTGTCATTAGGCAGCAACCGCAGCAAAGATACCAGAAGGCTATCGAGGCCTATCATTCTCAGGGAATGTATGGTACGGTAATCGATACCCTCACTAACTTTGCCGCCAAGGGATTTAAGAACGATATTGATGACCCTACTATTAAGCTTTTCTTCGATACTTGGAATCGGGAAGTAGGTTTCCAAGAAACTGTTGAGAAAATATTTTTTGATTTCTTTAGAGTGGGTATGGTAAGAACCTTCAAGACGGTTGGTAAGTTTGATCCTAAGCTTAAGCCTGAGAATTTCGATAACATTATGAAGAAGGCTACCCGCCCTAATGGATTTAAGACTAAGTCGGAGATGAATCAGCTGATGGTCCTTAAGGATTTTGGGGCTGCCAAGAAGATTTGGTCTAAGGCATTTGTTCCGACCGGTTATACGATTCTTAACCCCACTCTGGTGGAGATTAAGGGATCTTTGCTATTTAATCAGACGGAAATTTTTCTTAAGCCGGAAGCTTTTAAAGATGTCAAGGAGATGCTCGCAAATCCCGGCACGTTAAGTCCCGAACAACGCAAGTTTTTATCGTCTCTTCCTAAAGAGTTTAAGGAGTCTATCAAGGCTAATAAGCCTGTTAAGCTCCCACCTGAGCTCGTCGGAGCGGCGGATTACCGCCGGCAGGACTATGAGAGATATGCCTTTCCCCGAGGCGCCAGGACCTTCGACGACCTCATCTATAAGGAGGAGTTGAAGAAGGCCGATTTCTCAACGTTAGACGGAATCACAAACTACATTCTTAAGATCACCATCGGTAATGATGAGCACCCAGTAACTTCTCAAGCAGATTTGGAAACAGTAGCTAAGTTGTTTGATACGTCCAGTAAGAGCTTCGATGTCGTGTGGAACCACACGTTGGACGTACAGAAGATTACATTTCCAGAGATAGATAAGATCCTGGGACAAGGAAAGTTTGAACAGGTAAATGACGATCTTAGCATGGCATTCGGCGTCACCCGTGCTCTTCTGGACGGGAAGTTGCAGGGTAGCTCCAAGTCGGTAGAAGTAGCTTCTAAGGCTTTCACCGAGGAGATTAACTATGCCCGCCGCGCAGTAAAGCGCTGGATTGACAACGAGTACGAAGAAGTCGCACTTGCTATGGGTTTTGATAGATACCCCCAGGCGCGCTTCGATACGATGGCCCTTAAGGATGAAATCATGATGATGAGTGTTATCCAGGGCATGATTGATCGAAGAATTATTTCGTACGAGACTGGTATTGAGGAGTTAGGTTTTGACTTCTCTACTGAGCTCGCCAACATGCAGCAGGAAGCGCCGATGGTACAGGCGGGTATCCTGGGTCTTAGCGGTTCGCCTTATAACATGACCAAGGCCGCGCCGCCCACAGAAACGCCGTCCGATACGGACGCAACGCCCAGCGGTAACGAGACTACTGTTACTCAGAAAGATCTGCAGGACTTCCAGAAGAATGTTGAGAAGATGCTCAGTGAAGGATTGCAGAAGGTTCAGAAGACTCCTACAGGTACGCCCAGTGAGGGTCGCCCGCGAGCAAAGCCCGCGGCTACTCCGAAGAGTTCTACTAAACCTACTACAAAGCCACGCAAGCCGAGAGGTGGACCTCGCGGACCAAAGGACCGCAAGAAGTAGG